ATCAGATTTGTGATGAAAATGTCCACTGAATACAACATCAAATCGTTTAAATAATTTTTTATCCCAACCATCAGTAGCAACTACTGTATCGACGTTCATAAGAAAACCATTTACTTCTAAATGGCCCATCAAAATATCTGCCTTTGATTTGGCCAAGGCTTTCATAGATTCATCATAATTATTATCATTAATCCATGGCACCAAAAGTATAGGTACATCATCAAATTCTACAACTTCAGGGTTAACGTATATTTTAAATCTATCTGTCCCTACAAGTTCCTCCATAGAATTAACTTTATTAGTGTTCTTATAATAAGTATCGTGATTACCTATTACAATATGAAAATCAATTCCAAGCTCTTGAAACTTTCCTATAAACCGCTTACGAAAATCGTGTGCGATATAGTAACTTATATACTTACGACGATCAACTACATCTCCCATATGAACACATGTAGTAATCCCACGTTCTTTTAACGTGGGGAAAAATACATTCTCATAAAATTTGTAGAAATAATCATTGAAGTTATGATTGTCATTTCTAGCGCCAAAGTGAGTATCTGTTATAATTGCTATTTTCAATCTTTATCTTTCATAAAATTTTCTAACCCTTTACTTTTCTCTACTATTTTCTTCTTCGGCCTATATACATCTTCATCAGGAAGCATTACATTTGGATCAAAACCACCTACAGTATAAGATGTATCATCACCTTCCATCGTAGTCCAAGATTCATAGTGACCTTTTTCTATCATTTTATTTCTTATATGGGTTTGTTTCTTTTCTTTTGCAATTCTTCTTAAAAAAGCATAGTATATAATTTGAGTAAAGTATGCAAAGGGATTTCTTGATTTTTCTGCATTAAAATTACTTACGTATTGTAAACAGTTCTCAATACCATCAGCAATCATATCCTCTCTATATGTGTAATTAATAAAATTGGGACGGTACGATAGATGTGTTGCTATCTTTAGAAAACATTCTCCAATGTAATCAGTTACAGGTAATTGCTCATCTGCTTTTTCACAAGTTGATTTCCAATCAACCATAGCTTGTAAAAACTTTTTATTATCTACATAATGGGGTTTTTTTCTTTTTATCAAAAAGTATTCTCCTTATTTTTTATAGTACTTAAAGAATACACTATAGACAATAAAATGTCAAGGGACATAATATTTTTAAAAGAGACTTGACATACCCAAAAATGTTGATATAATAGACTATGTAAGGAATTGATTAATGAATAGAATCTGATCTCGTAGCTAGTTTTGTAGATAATTCACCGTCATCTTCCAAAAAATCATCTTCTTCAAATTCATTATGTTGAACAATTTCATAAGCATCGGCTTCCTCCATTTTTGATAAAACATAATCATAATACTTACATAAGTCTGGTGATGCATCAGCCACCAAAATAATGTTATTACTTTTAATTTCAAAAAATGAACTATCTGTAAATGGTTGAACCCATTTACTAAGGCGTAATGATTCTACAAAACCTTTAGGTGTTTGTTGGGGGATAACTTGCATTAATAATGGATAACTAACTTTACATTCTTTTCCAGGCTCATTATTTTCAATTATACAAATGATATCTTCACCGTTTGATAATTTAACTATTTTACATGGAGAGGTATTCATTTTAATTTTACCTTACTAATTTCGTAATCGAATTGTTCCTTGTTGTAGATATTTAGTCGTTCAGAAAAGTGCATAAGAGTAAAATTGCGTCTTTCCTTATATGATATATCATCTGCAATATCAAACACTAAAATGGAATCCTTATTTGATGATATACGCAATCCTCTCCCAATAGATTGCAAGACTCGTATTTTTGATTTACTCGGACTTGCGAGCACGATGTTATTAATATTGCGGATATTAATACCAGTGCTAAAAGTGCCATAACTCGCAATGGTGATTGAACTTTTTTCTTTATCAACGATTGCTCGTATTTCTTCTCTTTCTTTTGTGTTTGTTGCTCCGTATACAAAGAATGTATTGGCTCCAACATTATCTCTCTCCTTTACTTTATCATATAAAATTTTACCATGCTTCTCAACTAACTGAAATAGACATAAAGTATTACCAGATAGGTGTGTTAATAAATTAGTAATAAAATTATTTCTCTGATCATTCCCCACGATGTATTGTAGTTCTTCTACATACGTCATTTTATTTTTTATTAATGGATGTTTTAATATTATACACTTTATTTTTAAATTAGCAAGAGTCTTTTTATCCATTAATTCTTTTGTGGTTATTACCTTTCTTACCGGGCCGAACAATCCCTCCAATACAAGCTGATGTATTTGTGTATCATCCAAAGTTCCTGTAAACCCAAACCGATACTTACATTGATATAGTTTTGTCATAATTCCTGTAAGAGATTTTGCTTTAAACAGGTGTGCCTCATCTCCAATCACACAACCAAAATTCGCAAAATATGATTTAGGCATCTTATAGATAGATTGCCATGTAGAAATTACAACGTCTTTAATTATTCTCTTGTCATAACCTTGATAAATCTTCTGACAATGCGTATCTGAATTCCAACCATAATCTTGAAAATCAGAATACATCTGTTCCACAAGTGATGTGGTGGGAACAAGAATTAAAATTTTATGTCCCGCCATTTGATAATAACGAACAAGGAAATATATTATTAATGACTTACCAGAAGCAGTAGGACTAACAAGAAGAGAGCGATTTGTGGAAATAGCATGTTGTACCGCATCAATTTGATAGTCTCTAACTTTGAGCAATTTTCCTTTAGATTTTGGTTTGAGACTTTCGATGAAGCCTCTAACCACCTTACGTATAACATTCCTACCATCTTCTACTCCTTCTTCTATTATATATTTTATTTTATTCCTTACACAAAACTCCTTTATGTAAGATAGCAATCCAACGTATATTTCACCTGATCTTGGACTAAATAATCGTATTTTTCCGTCCCACATACGATTTCTATACATAGGCATAAACCTTGCGCCGGGTACTTCAAAGGTAAAAAAATCTGAAAATTCCTGTGATTCAGAATTAGAAAGGCCGGATAGTGTTAAATATACTTCATTCTTTTTAGATATTCGCATTTTGTAGTGTATTAGGTTCGCCGTATTGACCTCTAACAATAATATTCCACGATATACTAATCCTATTATCCTTATTTTGTGGAACCCAATGTTGTAACCAAGAGGGAAAAATCAATCCAATGCCAACTACAGAATCAAACTGTATCATGTTTGAATTATTCCAATTTGGTTTTTTTCTTGGTACTAAGACAGACGATTGAGCTCTAGGGTCAAAAAATTGTATGGGAGAAGTTTCTTTAGAAGCTTGTACATAATACACACCAGACAAAAAATTATTAGAATGTGTGTGTGGTGCATGAATTTCCCCATCATGCATTTGATTTGCCCACATATTAGTAATCTCTATTTTTTCATATTCATATTCATTACTATTTAAAATATATTCACTTACTTCTAAAACTTTATCCTTGAGAAGCTTAAAATAAGATAACGTATGAAGATCGTCTTCTTTTTGATGATCATTATTTTGTATTGTTAAATATCTTAGCATCTGATTATTACAATGATTTGTTAAACCAGATTTAAACTCATATATTCTGGTTGGAAAACATTCATATAATTTTACATTATCCATGTTATAATACTCCACCTTGTTCCTTTTGTTATAGGCTTCACTTCATGAGGAAACATAAAATTAGAAGGAAAAATTAATGCCGAACCTTTTTTAGTATTATAAACTTCATCAGCAACAACAAATTCACCGCCTTCATAATTATCATTTAAAAATAAAAGTGATGATACTTGAGGAAATCCATATTTTTGGCCATGTGAATGATGGATATTATCACAATGTTTTGACATAAAACCACCTTCTGAATATTTATTTACTCTAAAATCTGTATGATGAATAACAGAAAAAAGTTCATGTTCTTCAGAATATTTTTTGATTGTATATTCAAATGCAGCTTTGATATCATTATAATATACATTACCATTTTTTATCCATACTTCATCCATACATACTCGTTCATTTGAAGTTTTTGTTTTTCCTTTATGATTTGCATATGTAGATGGTTGAAAATTAAAATTATAATTGATTATATCTCTACACAATACATGAGGAACAACCTCTTCATAGTATCCAATATATTTTTTCATACCATTCCAGCTTCAAACTTCTTCCACTCTGTTGCGTTACGAATATCCCATCCACGATTATCAATAGATTTGATAACACCATCAATATACTTAATGATACTTTCGTAATAACTAATCTTACCCTGTAGTTCTAAAATTTCATCATCAGAATTGATATACATTTGAAGATCAGTTTTCAATACCTTCAAATCAAATGGTTTTGCAACATACACCTTTGCATCTGACTTACCGCCATAGTACTCCCATTTAGCACGATACATCTTTTGATGCTCTGCTCTTCTCATTATAAGAAGGTGATCGTACTTCGATCTATATTCTAACCACTTGGGTTTTATGTTTTGATTTTTAAAAGACTCTTGATCAAGTCTTTCTTGGTCTAGAATTGCAAGGTCTTCTCTTGCTTCATGTTGTAATTCTTCAAATGTCATAATATATTATATCACTTTAAAGATTTATTGTCAAGGGTAAATTGTCTATAATGTATTAATTTCATATATTTTATAAGAAAAATCAGCTGTCGCCGTCATATACTCTACATCCGTTGCAGCTTGAGTATATTCTAAAGCTCCTAACGAGGTGGGATAGATATCTTGAAAAATTACTTCTATAATAGGATTATTTTTATTGGAAAGAATCATAATATATGCATCGGAAAATAATGCATTTGCTGGAGTCGATGGTTGTACATCACCAATATCCTGACTTGTTCCCTGTGTTGTTTGTGCTAAATTTGAGGTATTTGCTCTAAAGTCTTTAAACTGTTTTCTATCTTTAGGAAATCCTATTGCTGTCATCCACTCATGTAATGAGGTATAGTTTTCAAGATACTCATCAACAATGAATGTTATTGACAAACTTTCATAAGTCAATTTATCTCCCATAATAGGGATATCTTTATATGGTGTGGGAAATACTGTATCCCCCAAAGTAATGCCTGGAAGATTTGCAGTTACTGTAAAGAATTCCACTTTCGGTAATTGATTAATACCAAATTTAAATTGCGTGGGACTTGCATAATCCAACTTTGTTGGTTGTCTATCTAATGTTCTAGTGGTTGCCATATTAGTATTTATAATAAAAAAAGAGGAGGTCTAAGACCTCCTCTAAGTTTATAGTCAAGTTTCTTATTATGATTACATAAGGTTTGTAACTTGAACCCTACGATACCAAGCATTGGTATTTGCATCCA